ATGTGGATGGCAATCAAAGCATTGCAGGAAGCAATGGCAAAGATTGAAACCCTAGAAGCCAAAGTCGCAGCACTTGAAGCTGGTTGACAGCAATTCGCCCCGTGGCAACGCGGGGCTTTTTAAAAACAAACACTAATTAATTATGTCTAATACTTATACTTGGAATGTTGTTCAATGTGATCGCATTCTTTCTACTGGAATGATCAATAATCTTCACTATACTATCAATGCATCTGATGCAGAAGGTACATATACAGTTGGAGCTTATGGTTCTATTGGTTTGAAACCTGCTGACACTAAGTCCATGATTCCTTATGACTCTGTAACTGAGGCTGAAACTATTACTTGGTTGCAGGCTGTCCTTGGTGAAGAGAAAGTATCTGAAATTTATCAGGCTTTGGATAACCAGTTGACGGAAAAGAAAACACCAACAACTGGAACAGGTGTACCTTGGGCTACTACTTTAGATAGCTGAAATTAATGAAGAAGAAAGCGACGGAGGATCAGTTTAACGAGCTGCATAATCTTGTCACTAAAGAGTTCCTTGCCCGAATCAAATCGGGTGAGGCTACTACTCAAGATTTAAAAGCAGCTTGTGATTGGCTGAAAACAAATGATATTAGTGGTATTGCTTATGACGGTAATCCACTAGATAGATTGGCAAATATTATGCCAACTATTGATCCTGAAATGGTACAAAGTAGACTTTATGGAAAAAGGTAGAACTCAAAAGTTTTATGATAGCCACCCTGAAGCTAACAAGAAACGATTAGCACAACAATCTAAATACCAAAAAACAAAGAAGGGTAAAAAACTAAAGCATGATGCTTACGTTGGATCTTTAAAAATAGGTAAGAAAGGAGACGGTAAGGATGTATCTCATACATCTAAAGGATTACGTCTCGCCTCACCTAAAGCTAATAGATCCAAAAAAGGCATACATGCATGACACCTCTACTCCCCACACCTGACGATTACCTTTACAACTTAATAGCAATGACCTCTTCAGAAGCTAAGCGCCTGTGGAGGCGCGGTATTAAAGAACACTTCGATTACACCTGTATTTATTGCGGACAAACCTATGACATTAACGACCTTACTATTGATCATGTTCATCCCCGCTGCCGTGGCGGTGGAGATACACATAATACAGTCGCATCATGCCTTAGATGTAATCAAAACAAAGGAAGTCAGCACTGGAGAGAGTTTGTAAATTCGTCCATCAGGACAACAATTATTGAACATTACATAAACAGGTAAACCTGTACATACACGTATAACCGCGCTCCGAAAGGGGCGCTTTTTTTATGTCTAAAAATCAAATACCTGTAGGTATGTTATCCGGTCGTCTAGAACAAGAGCAATACGGTTTTGAACCTCGTTCTCGTGTTTATGCGGGAAAAGACTATGGCTGGCAAACAGAAGATTCCTACAAAAAAACTGTTGAACAAAGAAAAGGTGCTGGGTTTTATAACGGCTTAGAAAAAGCATTGGCTCCTGCTAGGAATGGCGTATCTCAAGGTATTCAATTTATTGAACCTTTACTTAATGGCGTCAATGGTGTTCTAGAAAATTCTCATGCTGGTCCACTACTTAAACAATTAAACGGAGCAACTGAATACATAGAAAATCAAGCCGTACAAAACGGATTTGATCGTCGTGTTGGTACTTCTGCAGCAATGCTTGGAGAAGAAGTTTTAACTGCAGGTCTTGGTAGAGCAGGTGGATCATTAGTTAGAAACCTAAAAAACTTACCCCCTCCACCACCAAGACAAATGGTGGCTGCTGCCTCTTCTGTAGGTATTCCAGACATTACTACTCAACTTCAACCTCCTTCTAGAGGCGGTCAAGTCTTAGAAGCTGTTACCGTAAATAACAAAGAGGTCCTTGACACAACCGGAAGAAAGCTAGGTGAAAATATTATTGAACAGGAACCTAAACTTGCTAAACATTTAACACAAAGAAAATCAAATATTCAAAAATATAATAACAATATTGAGAGAGCTAAGGAGCTTAAAAAAATCTTACCTAAAGGTTCAGCTGATTATAAAGCAGCCAATAGATTACTTAAAAAAAGTAGACCTAATTTGTATTCTGCTGAATCTAATGTCAAACCATTTACTGATATAGATCCACAGCAATACAGAAGTCAAAACATTGGCGCTGGTATGCAAAGAATTAAATTTCGTGCTGATCGTTTGAAAAAAGGAATTAAGATTTCTGAAAAAATACATGAACATCATCTTGTAACTAAAGGTGGTACCGCTGCTGCTTTTAGAAAGATGGAAGAATTTATTGCAAAAGGTAAGGCTGATCTTGATGATTTAGTTGTTATGTTTGAATATGCAGAAAAGAAAAATGTAGCACCTGGTGATCGTCGATCAAATAATTCTTTTATTATGGATACTCCTCATAATGAACTTCATCAACAAGTTTTAAAACCTTCAGGTGATGAATTTAAACAAGAACAATGGAATAAAATTTTAAATGAATTAAAGACACCAGACGATCTTATGAACTGGTGGGTAGATCAAGTCAATGAGAATTATGTTCCTAATAAACAAACAGGTCTTATCTGGCAAGACTTAGATGATCTAATTAAAGAGATTCGACCTCAAAAGGCTCTCTAACACCTCTATTTATCCACTCAGGTATATCCTAGCCTATGACAACTTTAGACCTCCTTACAGACGATTTTAAGCTATTCCTACAGGCTCTCTGGAGTCAACTAGACCTACCTTCTCCAACACGTGCTCAATATGCAATCGCAGACTATATTCAACATGGACCTAAACGTCTTCAGATTCAAGCTTTCCGTGGGGTTGGTAAAAGTTGGATCACGGGAGCTTTCGTTCTATGGACGCTTTTCAGAGACCCTGAACGGAAAATAATGATCATATCTGCATCTAAAGAACGTGCAGATAATATGTCTATCTTTCTACAAAAACTAATTATTGAAACACCATGGCTTTCTCATTTACGTCCGAAGTCCGACGATGCAAGGTGGTCGAGGGTAAGCTTCGATGTTCTGTGCTCACCTCACCAAGCACCAAGCGTAAAGTCGGTGGGTATCACTGGACAGCTCACCGGAAGCCGCGCCGATCTTATGATTCTGGACGACATTGAAGTTCCTGGTAACTCAATGACAGAATTGATGAGAGAAAAACTTTTACAACTCTGTACTGAAGCAGAATCTATCCTTACACCTAAAAATGATTCCCGTATTCTTTTTCTTGGAACCCCCCAGACTACCTTCACCATATATCGTAAGCTCGCCGAGCGTAACTATCGTCCGTTCGTATGGACCGCACGGTACCCGCGTAAGAAAGAAAACTACGAAGGTCTGCTCGCACCACAACTGCAAGAAGACATCGATAACGGTGCGGAACCGTGGACGCCGACCGATGAAGACCGCTTCGATGACCTGGACCTTCTAGAACGAGAAGCTTCAATGGGTCGCAGCAATTTCATGCTGCAGTTCATGTTAGATACTTCCCTTAGTGATGCTGAAAAATTCCCCCTTAAAATGGCAGATCTTGTCGTTACTTCCGTTAATCCCTCTACTGCTCCAGACTCCGTTGTATGGTGCTCAGACCCTCAAAATGTCATCAAAGACCTCCCTATTGTTGGGTTACCTGGAGACTATTTCTATTCTCCAATGCAACTCCAAGGAGAATGGCATCCTTACACCGAAACAATCTGCAGTGTTGACCCATCGGGTCGAGGAACAGATGAAACAGCTGCAGCTTATATCTCCCAACGCAACGGTTTCTTGTACTTGCACGAAGTGTTCGCTACTAAAGACGGGTACTCCGATAAAACATTACTATCTATTCTGAAACGTTGTAAGAAATATGGTGTCACTAAACTTGTTATTGAAACTAACTTTGGTGATGGTATCGTTGGTGAATTATTTAAAAAACATCTCCAACAAACTAAACAAGCTATTGATGTAGAAGAAGTACGAGCTAATGTTAGAAAAGAAGACAGAATTATTGACTCCCTTGAACCTGTGTTTAATCAGCATCGTCTTATCGTGGACCGCTCTGTGGTCGATTGGGATTTCTCATCCAACAAAGACGCTGCTCCTGAAGAGCGACTCCTCTATATGCTTTTCTACCAGATGAGTAGAATGTGTCGTGAAAAAGGTGCAATTAAACACGATGACAGATTAGACGCTCTAGCTCAAGGTGTTAAATATTTCACAGATGCTATGGCTATCTCTGCTCAAGAAATGGTCAATATTCGTAAACGTGATGACTGGAATCAAATGATTGAAGAATGGCTTGATGACCCTCAAGCTGCTGCTAATCATATGGCTTTTGGTATGAACTTAGACCAAAGACAACAAGCTAATAACTTACAAGGTAAAAGTTCAGTACCCACCTGGGTTTAGCTCTGGTGTGGACCGTATACAGGGAGAGGGAAGGGTGGACCCTCTTTCTGCGGAGGAAGGAACTCGTGTCTAATGACACATCCTTCCTTCTTTACTAGACAACCCTGAATGTTGTCTCTGTAAGAACGGGCTAAAGCCCAATGACACAAATCCATCTTAATTCTGAATCTTTATTCTCAATGTTCACCATTAATGTGAACTCTGTGAATCTTATTACTATTTCCACCTAATCATATGCATAATATTGAGTATGTACACTCTACCCCTGATGGTGATGACCTAATAGCTTATATGGCTAGAGTCTCTAATCCAAACAATCAGAATAATACTCAGACTGCTCCTAAACTTATTAAATACCTTATTAAACATAAGCATTGGTCTCCCTTTGAAATGGTATCTATGTGTATTAAGATTAATACCACACGATCCATTGCAGCTCAAATACTTAGACATAGATCATTCTCCTTTCAAGAATTCTCTCAACGTTATGCTCCAGTAACTGATACACCAGTTATCCCATCACTCCGTAGACAAGATCTTAAAAATAGACAGAATAGTGTTGATGATCTCGATGAGTTCACAGTTCAAGACCTTCAACTTAAAACTAAGTTCGTATTTGATCAATGTCAAACCCTTTACGATGAAATGCTTAAAGCAGGTGTCGCTAAAGAATGTGCAAGAGATGTGCTTCCCTTATCAACTCCTACAACTCTCTATATGCACGGTAATCTAAGGTCTTGGTTGACTTATTGTGATCTACGATGTGCTAATGGTACTCAGTTAGAACATCAGACCATTTCTAATCAAATTAAAGAGTTGATAGCTGTTTATTTCCCTAAATCTTACGCAGGTATGTGGTCTCATGAAACTTGATCCCGTGAAAACAGTTAAATGTACTAATTGTGGTAGTGATGTAACTATTAATGCTAATTATCCTATTACTGCTGTCAATAGTTGTCTGAAGTGTCCTAAAAAAATAGCATAAATTTGTCTGGTCAGAGTTATCGCTAACCCGGTGCCCCAACCCCCTCATGGGGTGCCCGAATACCCGCGCTAGACGCTCAGTCTAGGCGTAGGCACACGAATAATGCACGCATACAACACGCGACCGTGTCATGAGTTTTTCTCGTGATCTGTCGGCGAACCATAAGCTATCCTAATAACCGTTGCTATGACTGGGATCTGATGCCGTGATAGGTCACCTTGTATCATTTGACACTAGCCATGCCAGGCTGACC